ATCATCATTTGCACCTACGCGTTTAGCTTGTTTGCGTATTTCTACATCATGGGGATAAAGTTTTAAACATATAGTTTCACTTTCTCCACAATGAATACAGGATTCATTTCCTAAATGATTATTTAACCAAGCAACTCTTTTAAGGTAGTTCCTACGAGCTACTTTTTTAATAGTTTCTTTATACTTATTATAATGTTTATTTGTCATAATAGTATTTATAAGTTTTGCAACATATAAAAGTGGGTTTTTAGAAACTTGATTTTTATAAATAAATGAGATAACAAGATAATCTAAACAAGATTTTAGAAGGAGTAAAAAATCATGGCTTTTCTAGTCTCTCCTGGCGTTCAAGTTAATGAAATTGATTTAACGAATGTCGTACCCGCCGTTGCTACCTCAATTGGTGCAATTGCTGGGGCCTTTGAAAAGGGCCCTGTTTCTTCTATTGTAAATATTACATCAGAAGAAGAATTAGTAAAAATATTTGGTAAACCACAAAGTTCAAGCAATCAGTTTGAAACTTTTTTTACCGCATCTAACTTTCTACAATATTCAGACTCACTGAAAGTTGTTAGAGCAGAATCTGCAGTGCTTAATGCTGGTGCAAATTCTGGTATCCTAATTCGTGATGATGACCATTACCAAGCAAGTTTTCAAGCTGGTGAAGGTTCTCATGGTGAGTGGGCTGCAAGAACTGCAGGAACATTTGGTAACTCAATTGGTGTTGAAATTTGTGGTAGTGCATCTGCATACGAACAAAGTTTATCTATCCTAACAGTTGCAGAAGATGCAGTTGGTGCAACAGTGATTGCAGTTGACGATGTGGATGGATCAGGAACTGCATTCAATGTTGGTGACTTAATTTCATTCTTTTCTGACTCAAGTCATTTAGTACCAGTTGATGAATATAACGAATATGAAGTAACTGCAATTAATACTACAGATAATGAATTAACAATTCGTCTAAAGGATGATCCAAATAGTGTTGGACTACAAAATATTGTTCCAGACAATTCATACATTAAAAGACGTTGGAAGTTTTATGATTTATTTGATGGTGCACCAGGCACTACACAATGGGCAACTGATAATGCTCGTGGTTCTGGTGATGAACTTCACGTTGTAGTTTACGATACAACTGGTGACATTACTGGTAAAGTAGCAACTGCTGCTGGTGGAAGAACTGCTGGAGTAATTGAAATATTTGGAAATATGTCAAAGAACCCTAATGCAAAAACTGCACAAGGTGGAAGTAACTATTATCCAGATGTAATCTTTTTACAATCAACATTCATCTACTGGACAGATCACATTTCTGCTGGTTCTAATTGGGGAACAGATACTACATCTGCATACACCTCAGTTGTTCCAATTACGATTGACGCACTTACAGGTGGAACAGACGATTATGCTCTAACTGCTGGTGAAATGGAACTTGCATATGACAAGTTTGCTGACACAGAATCACTTGACATTAACCTAGTATTAGGTGGTCGCGGTGGTGGAGTTGGTGACACTGCATCTACTATGGACACACATGGAACAATGATTACAGCTCTTTGCGAAACTCGTAGGGATTGTGTAGGATTTGTTTCTCCATATCGTGCTGCAACAGTTGGTGTATCACTTTCTAGTACAGCAACACAGAATGTAAAACTTGGATTTGATGGACTACCATCATCATCTTATATGGTGTTTGATAGTGCATACAAGTATATGTTTGACAAATACAATGATGTATATAGATTTGTACCACTAAATGGTGATACTGCTGGTCTTTGTGCATTTACTGATAATGTCAGAGATGCTTGGTTCTCTCCAGCTGGATATAATAGGGGTAGAGTAAGAGGTGCAATCAAACTCTCACTCAATCCAACAAATGCAGAAAGAGACATTCTTTATCGTGCAAGAGTAAATCCAGTTGTTAACTTTCCTGGCCAAGGCGTAACACTCTTTGGTGATAAGACTGCATTATCAAAACCAAGTGCATTTGACCGAATTAACGTCAGACGATTATTCTTGGTTCTTGAAAAAGCAATCGCAACTGCTGCTAAGTTCCAACTCTTTGAGTTTAACGATGAGTTTACAAGGGCACAGTTCAGAAATCTAGTAGAACCTTTCTTGAGAGATGTTCAAGGTAGAAGAGGTATTTCAGACTTTAGTGTTATCGCTAATGGTACTAACAATACAGGTGAAGTTATTGACAGAAATGAGTTTGTAGCTGATATCTTTGTTAAACCTGCTAGGTCAATTAACTTCATTACACTAAACTTTGTAGCTACTCGTACTGGCGTAGCGTTTAGTGAGATAGGAGGTTAATCATGGCTAATATAGATGACTTTAAAGCAAACTTAATCGGTGGTGGAGCGAGAGCTAACCAATACAGAGTAACGATTACTCCACCTTCTGGAATTGCAATAGGGCTTGATGTAAGTAGAACTTCTTTTCTATGTACTGCTGCAGCATTGCCTGGCGCAACACTTGGAACTTTTGATGTGCCATTCAGAGGTAGGATAATTACCATAGCTGGTGATCGTCCTGCATTCCCTGATTGGACAACAACTTTCTATAATGATACAGATTTTATGATCAGAAACGCAATGGAAAGATGGAACAATGGTATTAATGATTTTGCAAATAATACTGGTGTAACTTCTCCATCTGACTATCAAACTGATTTGACTGTAGAACAATTAGATCGTGATGATACAGTTCTTAAAACTTACATTTTAAGAAACTGTTTTCCATTGGCTGTTGGTGAAATTGCACTATCTTCAGCTGAAGCTACAGAGATTGAAACCTTTGAAGTAACTTGGAAGTATCAGCATTTTGAAGCTTCTGGCGTAAACTTCTAATTTTAACCTACTAAATAGAAGACAATAGTAGGAGATATTATGGCGAAATTATTTGGTTTCAAATTTGAAAGAGTCAAAGACAGTGGCACTCCAGAGCAATTCACTGAACCTAGTTCAGATGATGGTGCAATAGAGACTTCTGGCGGAGGCTTTTATGCACAAACTTTGGATACAGATGGTAGACAACGAAATGAGTCTGACTTAATTCGTCGCTACCGCGACATTGCACAACAACCAGAGTGTGACAGTGCAATTGAAGATATTATTAATGAAGGTATTGTTGCCAATGAAAAAGACCAAGCCGTAGCAATTGAATTAGATAGATTAGCCTATCCTAAAAAAATCAAAGACCGTATCAGAGAAGAATTTGATACGGTCTTAGAACTTCTCAATTTTGATACTAAAGGACACGACATATTCAGACGTTGGTATGTTGATGGTAGACTTTATTATCACAAAGTTATTGATACTAAAAATCCTAAAAAGGGTATTCAAGAACTTAGATATATTGAACCAGTTAAAATCCGTAAAGTAAAAGAAGTTAAGAAAGCTCCAAAGTCTAATTCTAGTGTAGATATGATAGCTGGAGTACAAGAATATTATATGTACAGCCCTAAAGGACTAAAATCTGGTTCGTCTGAAGGTATAAAAATTTCACCAGATAGTATTACATATGTACCTTCTGGTTTGATTGATCAAAATAAAGGTCATGTTCTTTCTTACTTACATAAAGCAATTAAACCTGTAAATCAACTTAGAATGATTGAGGATGCACTTGTTATCTATCGTATATCAAGAGCACCAGAAAGACGTATTTTTTATATTGATGTTGGTAACTTACCTAAAATTAAAGCAGAACAATATCTTAAAGATGTTATGAATCGTTATCGTAACAAATTAGTATACGATGCATCTACTGGTGAAATCAGAGATGACAGAAATCATATGTCAATGTTAGAAGATTTTTGGCTGCCGCGCCGTGAAGGTGGTAGAGGAACAGAAATTACTACTTTGCCTGGCGGCTCTAATCTTGGTGAGATTGATGATATTACTTATTTTAAACAAAAATTATTTAGATCATTAAATGTTCCTATGTCTCGTATGGAAGCTGAACAAGGATTTAGTCTTGGTCGGTCTACAGAAATTACAAGAGATGAATTAAAATTTACAAAGTTTGTACAAAGGCTTCGTAAAAAGTTTACTCCTCTATTTACTGATATTCTAAAATCACAACTTATTCTTAAAGGTGTGATTACTTTAGAAGATTGGAAAAAAATGGGGCAACATATTCAGTATGATTTCCTACAGGATGGACATTTTGCTGAATTAAAAAGAGCTGAATTACTTGAAGATAGAATAAATGCACTAGGAAGTATTGAGTCGTATATTGGTACATTCTTCAGTAAAGAGTGGGTACAGAAAAACGTACTAAATCTTACTGATCACGAAATTGAAGATATGCAGTCTCAAATAAATAAAGAAGCTGGACTTGATCCAGAAGATGGTGGAGTTGATATTCCACAAAACACTGATGGTATTACACGTTATCCTTCAATGGATGGTGAACCAATACCCGCAGATGACGTATCAAAATATGATGGTGGACAACCACCAAAAGATAATGGAGAAAAATAATGAGCGCAGAAAATTTTGTAAACTCGTTAAGCACTGGCGATAACTTAGGTGCAGAAACAGCTTTTAAAGAAGTAATGACAAGTAGAGTTGCTGATGCTTTAGAAGTAAAAAGAAAAGAAGTGGCAGGTACTTTTGTAAAAAACCATATACCAGAAGTAGAGGATAATGAAGAAATTTCATCAGATTAATATTCCTGAAAAGGATGAGCACAAAAAGTCAAAAGAATATAAAAAACTTTCTCCAAAAATGAAGGAGGCAGTAGATGATATCTTTGCCAGAATGGATGCTAAACCTTCAGATTTCCTAAATACTTTTGAAAAAACTATAAACGCAATATCTAAAAAATATAAGGTGCCAGAAAAACAACTTATGGGATATTTTGAAAAAGAAATGTTAGCATTTTAAGGAGTAGGTAATGGCTTTTGCAACAAGAACATTGAGGGATACAATCGTTGGAACTACTGGTAATGGTGGTACTGTTACTATATTAGTAAATATTGAAGACGATACTGGCGCTAATAACGCTATTTTAGATGCATCTGCATTAGATGGTCACGCCAATGGTGCTAAGTTACACATCAATAGAATTTGGTGGGGATTGACACAAGGTAGTGCTGATGACGATACTGGCCATGTTGATATTCAAGAAAAAGGTTCATCAACAGATGTAGTACAAATTAGACTTGCTGGTACAGGACACTATGATGGTTCTGCTGGTAAGATTGCAGCTGTAGCTACAAATGCAACTGCAACATCTGGTGATCACGAAATGACTTGTTATGGTACATCTGGTTTTGTAATGATTGAGTTTAGAAAAGACGAAAACTATACAGCATAAGGGATAAGATAATGTACACATTAAAACTAATATCTGAGCATATTGAACAGGATACTGATTACTTAATTGAGTCTAAAGAAGATGGTAGTAAAAGCTACAAGATTAAAGGTATCTTTATGCAGGCTGATGTTAAAAATCGTAATGGTCGTGTCTACCCTATGGAAGTACTAAATAAAGAAGTAAAAAGATATAATAAAGAATATATTAATGAGAAACGTGCATTTGGAGAACTTGGTCACCCTGATGGCCCAACAGTAAATCTTGAGAGAGCCTCTCATATGATTACTGGTTTATATCCAGATGGTAAGAATTTTGTTGGAGAGGCCAAAATACTTGGTACTCCAATGGGAGAAATTGTAAAGAATCTAATGGACGAAGGAGCAAAGCTCGGAGTTTCATCTAGAGGCATGGGAAGTTTAGACCAAAAGAATGGTGCAAACTATGTGAGAAACGATTTTTATTTGGCGACAGCAGCTGATATAGTTGCCGACCCATCTGCTCCAAACGCTTTCGTAGAGGGTATTATGGAAGGTAAAGAGTGGATTTGGAACAACGGTTTAATTAAAGAAGCTGACGTTGCAGAGATAAAAAATAATATAGAAGATAACAGTCGGAAAAACAATTCAAAGGCAAACAGTCTAGAGTTTGCAAAGTTTCTTCAAAAGCTGTGATTTTATAAATAATTAACAAACAAGGAGAAAATCCCCATGGCGAATGAACTAGATAAAACCATTGAGGAATTGGAAGCTGAAGTGCTTGGTGAACTAGAAGAAGCCAATGGACAAGACGCTCCCAAAAAATCTGCTGCGCCCGCAGACAAGATTGATACCTCAGAAGCTGATTACGAAGATACAGGTGCCCCTGTAGTTTCTCCAGATCAGAAAGATGCTGCCGCTAAAAAGCTTGCTTCTAAAGCAAAACAAGTTAGTGGTGATGCACAACAAAAATCTGCTGGTAAAGCAGACAGTATGGATGCACCTAATGACGGAATGAAGAAGGTTGCAAAATCACTTGCAGCTGGCGATCAAGTCGATCACGATGGTGATGACCTAGCTGAAATGGAAAAAATGGAAATGGCCAAAATGACGAAAGAAATGATGGTTAATGCTATGTACGAAATGATGAAGGGTAAGAAAAAAACTGACCTTCAAGCAATGTATAGTGGCATGAAGAGTGCAACAGAAATGGATGATAAGGATATGGATGAAGATTCCAAAGCCAAATCTGAAGCTGTTGAAACTCGTTTAAAAACTATTGATGTTTCTGAGCACGTTGAAGCATTAATGACAGGAGAGGGTGACCTTTCTGAAGAATTTAAGCGTAAAGCAGCAACTGTATTTGAAGCTGCTGTGAAATCTAAAGTACGTTCAGAAGTGGAGCGTATGGAAGAGGACTATAAAAATGAACTGGAAGAAAATATAAACACAACTAAGGGTGAGTTAACTGAAAAAGTTGACACATATTTAAACTACGTTGTTGAAGAATGGATGAAGGAAAATGAACTTGCTATTGAGCGAGGCCTAAAAGGTGAAATTGCAGAAGATTTCATTTCTGGTCTAAAACAGCTCTTTGAAGATCATTATGTTGATGTTCCAGATGAAAAATATGATGTGCTTGANGCACAATCAGACAAAATTTCAGANCTAGAAGCTAAATTGAATGAAGCAATTGAACAAAGTGTTCAAATGAAGAAATCCAATGCAGGTCTAGTGAAGGAACAGGTCGTATCTGAAGTTACTACAGATTTGGCCGATACAGAAATTGAGAAGTTTAAATCACTAATCGAAGATGTAGATTATTCTGACGAAGAATCTTATCGTGATAAATTGGGAACTTTAAAGGAAAGCTATTTTCCTAAGAATGCACCACTAGTGACTGAAACTATTGATGATGTAGAAACTGGCACCGCACAGGACGTTGACAACTCTGATTCAATGCAGGCTTATATGACTGCTATTGGGCGAACTGTTAATAGTGCAAAATAACTAATTTTATAAATAGTAGAAAATAAAAGGAGATACCAATGTATCAGACAGAACATCTACAAGAAAAGTGGCAGCCAGTCCTTGCACATCCTGATCTTCCAGAGATCAAGGATAGCTACAAGCGGGCAGTCACTACTATTATTCTTGAAAATCAAGAAAAGTCTTTGAGAGAAGACAGACAATTTATGGGCGAAGCAGCACCTACCAATTCATCATTTGGTGGTAATGCCTCTCTAGATAGCTGGGATCCAATTTTGATCTCACTAGTTAGACGTTCCATGCCAAACCTAATTGCATATGACATTTGTGGTGTGCAGCCAATGACAGGCCCAACTGGTCTTATCTTTGCAATGCGTGCTCGTGCAGCATCTATGGACGGTGCAGAAGCTCTTGCTGATGAACCATCAATGTTGTCAAACCAAGACGCTGGATCAGATACAGGTGGTGGTGACATCTCAGGTACTAACCCATCCGTTCTTAATGACAGCCCTGCAGGTACATATACAACTGCAACTGGTATGACTTCACTACAAGGTGAAGCATTAGGTGATACTACAACTAATGAATTCGCAGAAATGGCTTTCTCAATCGAAAAGCATACAGTTACTGCTGTTACTCGTGCCCTTAAAGCTGAGTACACAATGGAACTTGCTCAAGACCTTAAAGCTATTCATGGTTTGGATGCAGAAACAGAATTGGCAAACATATTGTCAACTGAAATTCTTGCTGAAATCAATCGTGAAGTTGTTCGTAACATCTACGTTTCAGCTGTTAAAGGTGCTCAGTCAAATACTACAACTGCTGGTATCTTTGACCTTGACACAGACTCAAATGGTCGTTGGTCAGTTGAGAAGTTTAAAGGCCTAATGTTTGCAATCGAAAGAGATGCAAATGCTATCGGTCAGCAAACTCGTAGAGGTAAAGGTAACATGATCCTTTGTTCTGCAGACGTTGCTTCCGCATTGCAAATGGCTGGTGTTCTTGATTACACTCCTGCTCTTAANAACAACTTGAATGTTGATGATACTTCAACTACATTCGCTGGTGTTATGAATGGTCGTTACAAAGTGTATGTTGACCCATATTCAGCCAACGTATCTGCTGCTCAGTACTACGTTGTTGGATACAAAGGTACTTCACCTTACGATGCTGGTATGTTCTACTGCCCATACGTTCCGCTACAAATGGTTCGTGCGGTTGGTGAAAATACTTTCCAACCAAAAATCGGGTTCAAAACTCGTTACGGTATTGCTGCTAACCCATTCCACACTGGAACAGTTGCAGCTGGTGCTGACGGAGCAATCTCCATCAGTTCTGCTACCAACAAATATTACAGAAAAGTTAAAGTCTCTAACCTTATGTAATTATAATAGTTGGGTTAACCAACTAAATCTTAAAAACTTAAAGAGGGGAATTATTCCCCTCTTTTTTTTGTTATAAATAGTAGTATGACAACAGACACTTCACCAATTAGTAGACAACCAACAGTTTTGGATTACTCAAGTCCAACTCAGTTTAGGTTTATGATACATCAACTTCCTAAAGTTGAGTTTTTTACCACTGCTGCAAATATACCAGCAATATCTTTGGGTGAATTAGTTATACCCACACCATATAAAAGTATTCCAATTTTGGGTGACAATCTTACTTTTGATAATTTATCAATTTCATTTATTGTAGATGAAGAGTTACAAAATTATAGAACAATTCATAATTGGTTAATTGGTATTGGTTTTCCCAAAAGCAAACAACAGTTTATTGATTTTCGTAGAAGTGGATCAAATACACCCCAAGCAGGTGATGGTGGTAATACTGACATTGGTAGGATAGGTAATACTACAGCAGATAAAGCTTTCTATTCTGATGCAACTCTTACGATACTTTCAAATAAAAATAATCCTATTGTAGAAGTCCGTTTTGCAGACCTTTTTCCTGTATCATTAAGTGGATTAGATTACAATCAAAATGTAACAGATGTTGAATACTTAACTGCGACTATTGATTTTCGCTATAAACTATATGAGATAGTGCCTATAACATAATATAATGGAGTTATAATGAACCTTGATGAATTGAAGCATGAAGTTTATGCTGATTTAAAAATAAATAATGAACATTTAGATACAGAATCCCTAAAAAATCAAGAAATAAAAGCAAAATATTTAGATATAAAATCTAAGTACGAACTTCTTTTGTTTAAAGCAAAAGGTGATTACAAACGTATATATCGTGACAAGTGGGAATATTATGGTGGTAAAGCAGATGCCAAAATATATGTTAGTAAACCTTTTGATATTAAAGTTCTAAAAACAGATTTAAGTGTATATATTACATCTGATGAAGATGTTATTAATGCAGAAAATAAAATTGGTTATCTAGAGACAGTTGTAGATTATGTTAAGGGAGTTATTAAGTCAGTTGATAATCGTGGTTGGGATATTAAAAACGCAATAGAGTGGAAAAAATTTGAAGCAGGAGTGACATACTAATGAGATATGCTGAGTTATATGCAAAGGCATCTACAAGTTCAAAATTAATTGAAGATACTTTATCACTTGTTGATGTAAATAAAATGGAAAGTGGAGTTACAGAATCTAACAGAAATAAAGAACCAATTGGCAAAGTTAGGACAGGACTTGCACGAAATGCTAATGTTCAATTTATAGATGATAAAGAAATTTTAAAAAGGTGGCTTGCTGTAGCTCAAACAATTAATAAAAAAATAAATTGGAATTTTGACCTTGATGCTATAGAGCATTTACAATATGGTGAATATAATGAAGATCAATATTATGGTTGGCATATAGATCAACATGGTGCACCATATGCAGATGGTAGAGTTCGTAAATGTAGTTTTTCTGTTTTTCTTAATGATGACTTTGAAGGTGGTGAATTTGATTTAGAAATTGGTTCTCCTAATCAAAAAGACAGACTCAAAACATTTCATAAACTTCCAGTTAATCAAATGCTTTTTTTCCAATCTGAATTTTGGCATCAAGTAAGACCAGTAACAAAAGGTGTAAGAAAATCTTTAGTTGGTTGGGTGCTTGGGCCTAAGTTTAAATGAAAATATCTAAGGTTAATGAGGTATATTTAACCTTAGAGGTAGATGACAGTTTAGAAAGAGAACTTTCTGATTATTTTACCTTTGAAGTGCCTGGTGCAAAATTTATGCCACAATATCGAAACAAGATATGGGATGGTAAAATACGTCTGTTTTCTCCACACAATGGTAGAATATATGTAGGACTTCTTCCATATGTTAAAGAGTTTTGTTTAAAAAATTCAATTGAATATATATTGGAAGAGGGAGTAGAAGATGAGCGGAATGTTATACGTCAGAGCGTTAGAGATTTCGCCACATCATTACAACCTAAATCAAGAGGAAACCCCATTGAAATACGAGATTATCAGTTGGATGCAATTCATCATGCTATATCCACAAATCGTTCAATACTCTTATCTCCTACCGCTTCTGGTAAGTCACTAATAAT